GAGATGACGCCGCCAGTTGACGTAATAGTCGTTCCGTCCACCTTGACGATACCGAACTGTGTTGATGAACCTTTCTGAATAGCTGGGGCGGCGTCCGACCGCATGAAGGTGGTGGCCGTGCCGTTGACAGCCGTGTCAGAAGCTGTTGCCGTTGGGTTAGCTGCGGACTGGTCGCCGGTATTTGTCCCCGACAGGTTCGATCCCGTAACCGTTCCAGTTGCCGCCACGCTGGACGGTGTTATCGCGCCGAGGGTGAGCGTGATGGCGGGAGTAGTGGTGGAATTTGCGACCGTCCCGCTAACGCCGTTAGCGGTGACGACACTGACACTTGTGACCGTCCCGCTGCCTCCTCCACCGGAGCCGTTGGCAGCCGCAGTGATTCTCCCCTGCGCATCCACGGTGATGTTGGCGCTGGTGTAACTTCCGGCAGTCACACCGCTATTGGGAAGACTGATCGTCGGGTTTCCCGAAACGCCGTCGCCGTTCGTGACTGTGATCTGCCCAGATGTCCCAGTGATAGTTCTGCCGGTGAACGTATCGGCTGCGGTCTGGGTAATAAGGCCGTTGGTGTTGAACGCGGCAAGCGCCGTCAGCGTCGAGTCAAGTGGCTGCGCGCCAATGGTGTTGTATGACACTGTGATCGCTGCCGAGCCGTCGAACGTAGAGCCGGAAGTGGCCCCGGAGCCGGCATTGTTGAAGGTGAGCGCGTGGGTTGTCGTGCCGCCGCCAGATGCCGCGAGAGTGCCGCCGCTGAACGTCAGGCCGGTTCCAATCGTAACGGCGGACCAAGTGTCTGCCGCCGAGCGGTAATAGATTGTGTTAGTGCCAGTGAGAGCGGAAATGGCCGTCAAGTCGCCATCGAGCGGCTGCTTCCCGTCCAGTGCGGATTTAAGGTCTGCCTGATTGGTTAGCGTCCCCCCAATGCTTCCCCACGTTGCCGTTATGGCGGCGGCATTGGCCGTCTTGAGGATCGACTGGCTGTTCTGGAATGCGGTGTTGAACAGGCGCTGGAACTGGAGCGTCGGCCCGCGCGACTGCTCGACAATCGGGACGCCGTAAGCCAGCGGCGGAATCTTGTTGAAGCTCATCGGAGGTTCGCGCCGCCGATGCGCTCAGTCATTCCATCGTCGGTGATCCTGAAAATGCGGCCCGGAGCGGATACGGTCCCGAGACTTCGCCACTCGACCGGCTGATTATAGTTCCCCGCCGCAACGGTATTGATCCCGCAATCGACGAACGTGTGGCCGAGGTCGTCGCTGATCTCCAACTGGATCAGGGCGCCCGTCTGTGTGGGGTTCCCAAGGGCGAGATCGAGTTCGACCGCGCCGCATTTCACGGTATCGCGGCCAGTGACCTGAATGCCGCCGGTTACAACCTTGGTGATCTTATCGTCGATTCCCGGCTGCGCTGCGCGTTCATCGCGGCCCTTACTGACATTAAGTCTCCAAAGCGTTCCGGTGGCGTCATCCCCGCAAACCACATCGGTTTCGCCGTTAGTCGTGGAGATTGCTGTCAGACCCTTCCAGTTCTGCCCGACATGCGGACGCCAGTTCGTCCTACCGGGGCTGATCCACTCCGACCATGTTTGCGCCGTCAGATCGTAGACGAACGAACCGGAATCACCGAGTCTCAGAACATAGAAGTCGTGCCCGTCGAGGCTGAAGCCCCACGAGCGGATCGTGAGCGAACCGCTCGTGGTCCCGTCGCCAGCTCCATCGGTCGAACTGCCAAAATAGTAGAGGAAGAAATTCCCGACGCTGATGTTGTTGCTAGGGGCGGATGACGGATCGATATAGCTCCTGATCCCGACGAATGCCTGCTGTCCGTCGATATAGATTGGATTCCCAACGGTGGTATCTGCGGAAACTCCGGCAACGGCACCGTCGCCAGCGTTCCATTGGTCCAAGTCCCAGGTCGTCCCGCCAATGAGACCTGGCAAAATCTCCGACATAGTTCGCCGTGTCGCGTCGGAGGCTGATGGCAGGAAAAATGTCGTAGGATTTGGGGGCACGCTGACCGCTACGGTCGGGGGCTCGCTGGAGCCGAATGGAACGCCTGTCCACGGGCTTGCATCACTGGTGTCGGTGGCAACGGTTCCTGCGGTCAAATCGACATTGAAAATCGCAGTAGCTGTCGAGTCGCCCCAAGCCCCGACATAATGGCCGTCCTTGAAGTAGCCGAACCCGTTTCTTCCATTGGTCCCCATATCCACGGAGAACGAGGCCATGTATGCGCTGCTGTTGCTAGTCAGCCGCTTTAGCTGCATGATGGACGATGGGTCGGGAGCGGTATCGAATTGCGCTCCGGAAACCCAAATGTCGTCGTGATCGTCGACGAATGCCTGATAAACGACCCACGTAGCCATGTCGTATTGGGTCAGTGAGCTACCGCCCTTAGTTCCGACAAACACAAGGCTGTTGTCGTTCTGACTGGTTCCCATCGGGACCATGACGATGTGAATAGACCCGTCGCTGGCGGTGAGCGGAAAGGCGCGCTGCGCGGTCAGGCCACTTGTCTTGCCATTGGCATTTGTCCAGGTGAACGCGACCGAAGGGACGCCGGTCGAACTGTAGGACAGTAGCTTGCCATCGTTGTTCGATGCGTCGGCCCAAACCGTCCCCTCGTCGTCGACGGCGAGGATATCTGCTATCGTGTTGATTCCCAGATCGCTTGAGCCGAGTTCAAGATCGGCTTTCCAGACGAGCGTCGGCGGCTTCGTCGAGCAATCCACCAGATAGCCGGGGGAATAGCCCGAGCTAGTGAACATACCAGTGACGTAGCGACCGTTGGGGCTGTTCCCGACGAGCGGCCAGTTCGGTGGATTGTTGTTCGCCCAATAGGCCGGGTAGGCGGTGACGTTGTTATCGACCGTGTCGCTGATGCTGGAGAAGGCGAATATGGTCACGAGCCATTCCTTTGCCGTTGAATGGCCTCGCGGATTCGCTGGGTAATGCCGGGAGTTGAAACGACTTGAGGGGCTGTGCCGTCAAGGATCCGATAGACAACGCCATCGGTTCCGGTGACCATAACATCGTCTTTGATCTTGACGATTGTTCCCTGCCAAATGCCCTGATCGAACAGGCGACCGGGAACGCGAGCGAACACATTTTCGTCGCCGGTCATATACCAGACTTCGTTCGAGTTCGGACCTGGGAACCAAATCTGATCGCCAACAATGGCGACCTGATGAACCGTATCTGGAGACCGTTCTGCGGTGGCGAAATTCAGAGGGTCAATCGTGACTTCGCCGGGGTTGATCCAGTAGAACCGGCCATCCTTCCTAGCCCCTGCGGCACAGACGCAGATGGTGTAATTCTCAATGACGCCGACCGAGACGATCCCGATGCTGTCGGGCGTGGAAACAGTCGAAAAGGTAGTTCCGCCGCCGCCGGAGAGCGTTGTGCCGCCCCATGCGCCGTTCGCCATCGTTTCGGTTGTCGCGATGGAGTTTCCGCCAGTCCCGGTATCGATTGCACGAACCGCGAGCGCCGTTGCGCTAACCGAGGACGGCGTGACGGTCGTGTGACCCGTCAGCGAAAGGCTATAGTCTATCCCCGGCGTTCCAGTGTTGCCGATTGCATCGAACAAATGCTGGAGGGTGTCGGTATTGGCCCCGCCAATGAGGATAAGCCACGGCGATGTCGAGCTGCCGTCCGCTCCAGGCGTGATGTCGGTTGCGAACTCGTAATAGGTCGAGCCGATCTTGACCGTTTCGCCGGCCGAAATCGTTCCCGAAACCGTGAGCGTTCCACGGGCGTAGCCGTCATCGGTATAGTAATAAAGGCTCGTTCCGTCCGCAATGAACAGGGTCGAGTCCGTCGCTGCGGCGCTGACCGTCTCCGTTCCGCTGCCTATCGTTCCGATACTGGTCCACGTCGAGCCGCCAGTCTCTAGCCTCCAGACAGCGGAGCCGGTGATGTAGAACAGGGCGTCATTGAACGCCCCCGGCTCGCTGTAAACAAGCCTGACCGGCCCCGAACCCTTCTGGCCAAGAATCCTGATCGCGGGCCGAGAAAGAAGTCCCACCTGATCCTTCTGGTTTGTCGGATCCGCTTCGAAATAGCGGTTCTGGAGAAGGATGTCCGGCATTCCCCCGATGGTCCGGGAAAAGTCGGTCGTTCCGAGCGGCAGTCTCACTAGAACCTCGGGCGACCGGAGTTGAACTCGCTGTTGTTGGTGCCGTAGGTGCGGCCCTTCTGCCCCAGAAGCCCAAGCGTCCCCATGTCCTGCATCGGGCGCGGGCGGCGATAGCGAGACTGGATTGCCGACGATCCGGCCTGAAGCACCAGTTGCGTTTCTGGGGCCGTCGCGGCTCCATTTCGCGGGTTCAGCCGGATCGACAGGCGCGTAGTGAAGTAGTCGTCGAACTCCTCCGGAAACGGCATTTGATCGGTGAGGGCTAGATCGGCGCACTTTTGCCAATTTCCCAAGTCGGCGCGATACATCCATTGCCGCGTCGTGCCATTGGTGGAAAGAGTGAGAGTCGGTGCGCTCTCAATGGTGCGCTGGTTGCCGTCCAAGGTAAGATTGTAAGTCGCGAGGTTCCCGGCGACATCGACAACGGCCATCCGCTGTCCATCATACGGGAGAGGATCGCACTTGATGGTTTTTGCGCCGGAGAAGTTGAGGTTCATGCGCGCATTGACGGGCATGTAATCGGAGAAGGCCTGGCTATCGTCGTAGGTGCCGCCGATGTTGTAATCGTAAAGCTCTTCCCCGACCTCCTGCCCATAGACTGCCGCGAGGACGCGGTTCAGGAGCGCAAGAGCTTCTGTCTGTTCATTGGTCGTGGGCGTGACGCCGATAGTGACAAGGTTGCACTCTCGGTAAGCAGCCGTGATGATGTCGCTGGCGAGAGTTGCCACGAGCTACTTCTTCTTCTTGCCGAGCACCTGGTTTGCGCGAGCGTCGATCTTCGCGGCCTGCGCCTTGCTCATTCGGCCAGCGTTGACGGCCTGCGTGGCCCGCGCCTTCGCGTTGGCGGCGTGGCTCTTATCCGGCACGGGATAGGACCGCCCCGGACCTGCGAACTTGCTTGCAGGGAGCGCCTTTCTGGCCTTCGTGGTTAGCTTAGCCATCAGTGACCCCCACGTCCTGGAGTGAAGTAGATTTCGCCCGTTGCCCCGGCGGCAATCGCAGCAGCATAGAGCGGCCCGTTGCCGGTGTTCTGGACAGTAAGCTCGATGTCTTTCCCCGCCCCAACGGGCATATCAGCCGTGGTCGATGCGGTGACACTGGAATCCCCGAAGCCAATCCATGCCGTGGCCGAGCCGTCATTGTAGACACGGACGGAGATCGGCCCTCTCTCGTTGTAGAGCTTCACATTGGCCGTGGTTGCGCCAACGTCGATAAGGACCGTGTGGGCGATACTTGGAACGAAAGGTTGCACTCGTAAGCTCCTCGCCTGGAAAGTGGTGAGGGGCGGCAGAAGGAGGGAACCGCCGCCCCTCTAGGCTTACGAGCCGTTGACGCGGCAGATACGACGCCGGTCGCGGATGTTCGCCGTCAGCGCGACATCGAAGCGAACCGAGTGAGCGCCGGTGCCGAAGTCCGAGTGCTGCCACATACGAACCGAGAGCGGCACGTTCTGGAGCTTCCGGCGCATTGCGGTGTCGGTGTAGGGCAGGATCAGCGGAGCGGTCGCAACCGTCACTGCCTGCTTGTCCACGATGCCGCGCAGCGTGTAGCCTGTCGATGCAGCGCCCTTGATGGTTAGCGCCGCATTGTCAGCCGGGATCGAGTCCACCGTCGCATGGGCGGTGTTCACGTTGACATCGCCGCCTGAGCCCGTCCCCGGAACGATAATCGCCGGGAAGATAGACAGGGCCGCAATCGCGCCAGAAGATGCGGTGGCGTCAGCAGTCACGACGAACTGCTGAAGGTGGCTGTGAGCCGCCTGCTTGCGGTTGTCGTAGGCGTAGACATTGGCAATGGTGAACACATCGCCCTTCTTGAGCGTCTGCGAGCCGGTCAGCGTGTCGATTGCCAGCGTCTGCGTCATGTAGCCGCCGTTCGCGCTCGAAGTCGCGACCGCCGAGTAGTTGACGTTCTGGTTGGCGCCGTTGATGAGCGCCGCCGAGCTACCGTCGCCCGCACGGCTGCCCGTGGTGAGCTTCGGAACCTGAGTGGTGAACATCGTCGGGATGTTGCCGAGCTTGCCGCTGAAGCCGTTGCGGATCGCCTTCTGGGCTTCCGTATCGGAATACAGCTTGCCGAGCTGGTTCTGGAGGCCCTGCTGGTCGTCAACCGCGAGGATTGCCCGCATGCCGGCGTCAGCAACGCCTTCCTTCTTCAGGCGGACATAGCCGGACATGACATCGTTGAAGTCTGCGATGTTGTTGCCCGCGGTGCCGGTCCAGTTGTTGGCGGCGAGGAAGGTGGTCGAAAGAACGTAGGCGTCGATCTGCTCGGCGAGCGAAGTCGCGGCCCCCTGAAGCGCCTCGTTCTCACGAACGTCTCCGACGCTCTGGATCTTGGCGAAGTCGCCCCAGCCCATGTTCGCGTTGAAGGTCTTGTTGACGGCGAACACTTCCGAGCCGAACACAGTGTCATCGACGCCCGAAGAGAGGTCTTTGACGCCATTGGTCGTCTGCGAGATGCTGTAATGCGGACGAACCTGCTCCACGACCTGAAGGCCGTTGCGGTCGTCAAGCTCAGTGTCGTATTCCTTCCAGGAAACAGCGTCACCGGAAACGAGATTGGATTCGAAAATCGCCGCGAAGGCGTTGAGCACCAGCTTTTGCTGGGCGACAGTAACAGTTGCCATTGTTTGGGATGTCCCGCTGATGAGAGTGGAGCGCCCGTTGGGCGGATCATCGGCGGGGCACGGTCGGGATTGCGTGGCCCTCGTCAGTCAGCGCGTGATGCAAGTCCTCGTCCCGTCGAGGCTTGCCGCGTGGGGTGGCTATAGCATGGGGAATTGCGCGCCAGCGTTCCCGCGAGCATAAGCGGCGCATGAGCAGGATGCGCGATGACGAGATCGGCTGCTATCTCTACGCATTGGCCTATTTCGTCCCTCTCGGCGTGTTGATCTACATCGCCGTGAAGGTTGCAGAGATCGCCTTAGCCCTGAATGGCCTTCGCCAGTGACGCCAGATCGCAGTCCAGACGTGTAAAGTCCGGCGAGAACTGGCCGCCAGCACCCCTGACACGCTCGGATGGAGGCTCAGGGGCGTTCGTGGTGTGGTTGGCCTGCTTCTTGGCTGGAGAATTGCCCTTCACGGTCGATTCAATGCCGTCGAAGATGTCCTTGCCGCGCATGAGATAGGGCGCAGCCATCATGTGAGCGACTTGCGGGTTCAAACCGGCCTGAAGCGCAGCATTGACGGCATTGTGATACCCGCGCTCCGCTTCAGCGAGCTTCTTGGCCTCTTCCGGGTGGGTTGCGAGGTGATAAGCGATATCGTCCCCAACATCCGAACCCTGAACCGCAGCCGCCGACAGCGGCAGCAGGTCCCATTCGCCATTCTTGGCCGACTCAACTACCACTTCGTTGAAGTCAGGATACTTATCGACCGCCTTCGCGGCCTTCTCGTTCCATGCCGCATTAAGGGCGTCGGCTTGAGCCTTCTGCTCACGCTCCTGAGCGTCCTTGGCCGATGTTTCGGCGCTCTTCTGCTTGTCTGCTTCCAGTTTCTGGGCAACGCGATGGTCAACGAGGTCGGCCAGGTATTGGTTGTAGTCCTGCTCGTAGAGCGGATGGGCAACGCCGAAGCCTTCGTATTTCGGATCATCGACCTTTGGGGCGGTCGGTTCAGCAATAGCGGCGGGCTTCGTCCCGCCTTCCAGTGCGGCAATGCGCTGTTCCAACGCAAGGCGCTGGGCGCGCTCCTCTTCGACCTTCCGCTCGGCTTCACGGCGGGCCTTGGTTAGCTCGTCGATGCGCTGCTCGGCTGACTTGCCGCGCTTCTTTGGCTTGGATTCGTCGCCGTCGGGCGCCTCAGCTGCGTTTTCAGCGCCTTCAGGCGTTTCGGGTGCATCTATACCCTCAGGTGTCGTTTTGGCGCTCTCAAGGGCCTCCACGGGCGTTTCTGCGGCAGGCTCGACCGCGTTCGAGACTTCCTCCGCTGCGGGCTTGGCTTTCGTCTTTGCCGGAGCCTGATTGGCTTCCTGTGCCTCGCGCGCCTGCATTGCGCTGCTCATTTCGATTTCGTCGCTCACGCTGCGATGTCCTGTTCCTTGGGTTGGGTTGCCGCCATGATGTGCGGCGTTAGAGCCTTCAGTCGGTTGGTGTTGGCATTGAACAGTTCAGCCTGAACCCGCTGCACTTCGAGTGGATCGCCGCCACCCAAGGCCATTGCGGCCTTCGCGTGAGCTTCGATCGCCCGAGCCTGCGCTTCGTCGGCCTTGGCACTGGTAAGACGAAGCTGCTGTGCCGCCTGCGCCTGATCCATCATCATTTTCTCTTGCGCGGCTGCGGCCATCTGTTGTGCTGCCTGTGCCGCCGCATCGTTAGCCGGATTTGGCGGCGCGCCACCTTGCGGTGCGTTGGGGTCGCCCGCAGCGCCGCCAGATTGCGGTCCATTCTGTCCCGGTGAAGCCGATCCGGGCTCACTCTCGTCCGCATCGTCTCCGAGAATTTGCGGCGGGATCGTGCGCTTGATTCTGGCGGCAATCTCATCACCGTCCGGAATGTCGAGCGCCTGAATGATCTTGTCACCCGCAATCTGCATCAACTGCGGAGCTTGTCCCGCAAGTTCAGTCAGCGCAGCCGACGCCTCAAGCCGCCGCGTCATGTAGGCTGGCCCGGTCGAAATGGTCACATCGTAGCGGCCCTTCGACAAATCGACCGAGCCTTCGTCCAGCGGATCGTTGACGCGCATGAACTTGACGGCTTCATTCGCCCCGATGAGCCGGATCGTGCGGGCAGTGTCGTAGGCTACCGGCAGAAGGTAGTTGATGACATCGCCGCATTCCATCTGCGCGGCGTCCATGTTGTCGTGATAGACGATGGTGGCAATGTCGCCTTCCTGCTGCCGACGCTGGATCGCGATTCCCGAAGTCTCGTTCGACGGCATTCCCCGGTTGGCTTCGAAGATTCCGGTAACGTCGCGGATATCCTCGGCATACCATTGCGCCTCGGAGGCTATGGCGTTCAAATCCAGCCCGGTCACCTGTTGCGGTGCCTGCGTTCCCTGGTTGTGAACGAGCGTGTTCGGCCAATCCTTCTCCCGGCCCTTGATCGCTGCCGCATCGGCCATGAAGTTGGCCCGAGGAGACAGCATCAGCTTCTCGGCAATGACCGAGCGCATGTAATCCTTGAGCTGCGCGGGATCGCGCATGAAGCGGATGAGGCCGAACCTGGTGCGCTTGTCGCCCTCCCAAATCTCCTGCCCTGTAACCTTGATGATCGGTAGGCGAGGGACGCAAATCTCGAACGCATCGGTTAGCTGATCCTGCCCGTTCGTCACCACCATGCGGGCGTATTTCTTCGGGGCCTCGCGGATCATCGGCTTGCCAGACACGGGATTGATGATGAGGCGCGGCTTCCACTTCTTCTCGGGGAGGTCGGTTACGTCGATAATCTCGGGATCGCCGCCGTTGGGATCGACAAGCATGGCAATCGTCCGCTTCTTCTCGAACATCGTCCAGTATTCAGCAATCCGAACAGTGTCGCCCTGAGTCCAGCCCTCAGCATTTAATCCCACTGCGTCCAGAATCGATCCCGCGTCCTTCGCGTTCTTGCCGAACTTCTGCTGGAACTTGTCCTTCGGCATGTTCTCGGCAACGAAGCAGTATTGAGCATCGCGCCCGGTCGCGTCGGCTGACTCTGGATCCCACAGAACCGCCAGCGGATTGGGAATATCGCGAATGAAGATGTCGCGCTCGAACACATCGTCATAGGCGTAGTCGAGATCGACGCGGAAGTTCGACATTCCGCAATAGACGGCACTCGTGAAGCTGCTGAGGTAAATCCTCTGCGCGCGAGACCGAACTTCGATGTTGCGGATCAGCTCGGAACGAACGTCGGCAGTCTCGACATCGCCCTGTTCGTTCGGGAGCACCTTGATTGCGACTTCGTTAGCCCGCCTGTCTCCTGTAACCTGAGCGGCGACGGCGGGAACGTTGTTCACCGTCAGGCATGGCAGGGGAAAGCCGTAAAGTTCGCGTCCAAGTCTCTCGCGATAGGCTTTGACCTGATCATCCCAATGCTCGCCACGGGCGAACTTCAGGTCTCGCAACGCTTCGTCGCGATTGTCCTTGTCGAACTGCTCGGCCTGTTTCCAGGCGTCACGCACTTCCTTGCTGAAGTCGTCAGCCATTGATCATTCCAACAACAAGAGGGATTTGCGACACGCCGCACTTGAGGAACATCCGCGCCGGGTAATTCTTGAGCAGTGAGCGAAGCATACGGTCGAGACGGACGGCCCGATCGAACTTGGTCACGCAACACCCCCCATCCATCCGGCGCTTACGCCATGCGGAACGTGCGTTCGGATCGTGCGCCCATCGAGAACGAGCGGGCAATCTTCCAGCAAGCTCAGCAGGAAGGCTTCCCCAATGTCGGGCGAACGGCCCAATCGCTCCTTGATCTCAGCCTTGCTCTCGACCTTGATCTGTCCCGCAGACGTGAAGCCATACAGAACGTCGCCAAGCTCAGCCCCGATCTCGGGAAACTTGCACTCGACATCGCGGGCCTCGAACCACTCGCGGCCCTTCCAATACATTTCGTCCCTTAGCTTGTGGAACTTGGCGCGAACCGCCGGACTCTCGCTAACGTTCACGCCGCGCACTGGCAGCTTCAGCTCGCTTAGCCGATCAACTACACCGGCCCCAATCCCTATCGAGTCGATCAGGATCGTCTCTGGCCTGTCCTCATCCTTCGCCTCGTCGTAGGCGTTCTTTATGCGCCCAGCGGTCTGCATCGTGTCCAGTCCGCGCCACGCCTCGACGTGCTCGACCTTTCGGTGCCTGCGAATAACGAACGACGTTCGGTCGTCGCCAAATCTTGCAACATCAACGCCCCAAACCGGGCGATAGCGCTCGCAGCCATCAGCAACCCGCACCTTGGCGCTATCCAGCAGCGGCAATGGAATGAGCGTGTCTGCGTCCTGTGACGGAAACTCGCCGAGCACATTTACCTTGATGTAATCGCTATCGAGCCCCCAGTCTTCGATGTCCTGCTGGATCTTCTGCTGATTGGGAGCCTTGGCCCTACGGCAATCGACCGTCATCGTCTGCCAGCGGTGAGCAAAGCGCGTGAACAGTTCGTAGAACCGCCCGCTTCGCCGCATCGGATTACCGAACACAAACTCAAACGAGTCCGGGTCCGTCATCGTCGCGTCGATCACGTCATAGATTGAGCCTGGAACACCGGAGCCTTCGTCAACAATCGCCGCCTGTCCGCGGCCGGCATTGTGAAGACCGCCCAGTGCGTCGGGGTTATTCTCTGACCACTTCAGCGCATCGACGCCCCACGTCTCCTTGTGATCGACTTGGTAGAACCTTGTTGCCGTCCATTGGAACCAGTGTTTGTTGATCGCCCGACGCCACCAAAGCGCCAGCTCGCGCCACAGCTTGTCGTCCAACTGATCGCCAGTGTTGGCCGTGGCGAACCCCGCGAAGTGCGGCCGCGTGCTCATCAGCCACAGGATCAGCCACGCCTCAACCGCAGTCTTTCCCGGTCCACGGCCAGTCTTGACCGCGATCTTGACCGTCTCGCCTTCCTTGCGGTCGGCAATCGCCTTTTTGACCTTAAGGAGAAACTCTGTTTGCCACTCGTCGGGACCGTCCCACTTCTCAAGGTCTCCAGACCCCCACGCGAAGGCATAACAGACGAAACCGAGCGGATCGCCGTAGAACTGCGCGATATCGCTCGCCAGAGCGCGATCAAACTCGGCGTGAGTAGTAATTGCGTTCACGACGCGCGCCCACGAGCAGCCGAGATCAGGGCAGCTAAGTCTGCGTCCGTGGACAGATGGGTCTCCGTCTTATCGCGCCAAACAGCCGGACGTCGATTCTTAAGCCAAAAGATTTGCGCGGTCGTATCAGCAGGAATGTGCCGCCGAACCTCAACAACCCTCACATCCTCTTTGTGCTGTTCAACCTTGACCTTGATCGCCTGCGTCTCAACGACATCGTATCCTGACGCCTTCTGGAACAGGCTGCGCTCAATGCGCTCATCTGCGATGTCCTTGCCGCTTTTTATGGCCTCGCAAAACTCAGGATAATCAAGCTTCCATCGGTAAAGCGTGGCGGGGTGAACCGACAGAGCGTCTGCCAACTCAACATCGGTTGCGCCGCGCTGACACCACTCTGCGGCCAGCGCGATCATCTCTTCATTGAATTTGCTGGGCCGCCCCATTTATGAGACGGACTCGCGGTTGCGCTTGTGGTAAGCGGCTATCGGATACTGGCGCTCAAGTTCGTCGGGACTGAGCGGGCGCAGCTTGCGAGCGCCTTCCGGAACCACAAGACCCTGATTGATGAAGGACTGACGCAGTGGCCCGCTCATTGAAGCGGTTATGCCACACGAAAATGCGGTTAAGCGTTCCCGTTCTTTAAGCGAATCGATCTGGCGTAGCGATGCTGGCGCTGATCTTGGGGAATGCGCTCGACGTATCCGTATCGTTCGAGGCGTGCGATGATCTCGCAGACCTTTGCCCTTGTGGATATTCCAAACTCGTCAGCGATCTCTTCGTAACTCGGAACTGTCGAGCCCATGTTGCGGAGATACTTAAGGACTTGCTCGCACCGGTAGCCAAGGATGCGCGGCCTACTTCGGCACGGCTCAAGGAAATGCGCCGATCCCCTAATCGATGTAACCATGTCCCACCCCCGCTCTTTCCGTCAGTCTGCTGGAGCCTTCCGGTTCACTTCATCGATCGCCAGTTCCCACAATCTTGCGAGACGCGATTCCTCGCGGCGCTTGGTGTGCATCTGCATCTCAAGCTCGAATATCTCATCTCGAACCGTGTTCAGCTTCAGTGAGACCTCGCGTAGGTCGTCCAGTGCGTGTTTCATGCCGCCTCCACGAACGCTGAAATGCGGAAGTCGTAGCGAACCTTCACATTGCCCCGTCGCCCCGGATAACCCTTGCGAACCTTCGTCACGCACAGGTCCGCGTCATGCTCGCCGCGATGATAGGACAGCCCGAAGTCGGCCTTGTTCGCCCAGTTTGCCGAGCCGGAAATGTCGAGCAGCCGGGGCATTCTGATCTTGCCCTCAAATGGTTTTGTCGGGTGCGCGGCGATCCAGAACGCAACATCATGGACCTTGGCGAAGCGCTTGATGGCTCTGAGAGCTCGCCCGATGTAGACCGTCTCCGGCTCGTGCGGACGCATCTTGTGCTCAAGCTCGTTCCAAGGATCGAGGATGATAACCCGCGTTCCGTCGCGCTGGACCGATACCCGGCACAGAGCCAGGAAGGCTTCGATATCCAGCTCCTCGTCTTCGTCCACCGACTGGGTGATGATCCGCAGCCGCTCGCGCATGATCGCATCGCAGGCCGATGTGTTGGTGGGTTTGAGTTCGTGAGCGCCGCAACCCAGCATCGCGGCCCGGATTCCGTCGCGAAGGATCGGCTTAACGTCCGTCTCGAATGACGCGACAAGAGTGGGAACGCCGGACTTGAGCAAGTGAGCGATAACGCTGTCCAGCACCGTCGTTTTGCCCATGTTGGCGTGGCCGGTGAACACCGTGAGAGTGCCGGGGACGATGTAGAGGCACGGCCTCGACGTATCCCCGTTGTCGTTCAGCGGGCCAATGCCGGTTTGCCATGCGGTGAGCTCAGGACGCTCGGGGAAATCATCGATCGTGTAGAGCCCCTTGATCGGCATGGGCTTGGCGCTGTTCAGGACATCGCAAACCGCCTCCAAACCGTGAGCCTGAAGCGTGTCGTTCAGATCCTTGCAGTCCGGCCCATAGTCCACGAACGAACAGCGATCCGCTCCAAGGTGAGCAACGAGGTTCGCCCGGAGCTTCAGTCCGGCTTCGTCCGAGTCCGTCGCTAGGATGAAGCTCTCAACGCGGTTGAGGAGGTCGCGGGCGTCCCAGAGATAATCCAGCTTTCCTTCGGCTCCCGATGCGCCGTTAGGAACGGAGACTGCCCTGAAGCCCGCCTGGATTGCGGTTAGAGCATCCCATTCCCCCTCGCAGATCACAACCGGCTTCTTCGAATCTTCGAGCAGGCAATCGTGGTTCCACAGGACCAATCGACCGCCCTTGTCCATCTGGTGGCGCTTTTCGGAGATCAGCCGATACTTGTGGTTCGCCACCTTTCCCCTCTCGACATAGGGAACCGATAACCACGCCTTGCCGTCCTTCGTCTCGGTGGACAGGCCGAACTTCTCTGCCAGCTCGGCGGAAATCCCGCGCCCTTCGATCCATTCTCGGTGCCGTTGGTGCAGTCCCATCGCCTTCAAATCCTTTGTGTCCGCAGTGGTGACATAGAAAAACGAAACCGCCTTCGACTTCAGTGACGCTCAAACATCGCTCTCGCTTGTTTCGCCGGGTGTGAGAGCATTCCGGGCAAATCTGTTTTCCGGGCTTCAACACATCATGGCCCTCCCATCATCGACCTCGCGGGCAACACGGCGGGAGTTCACCACCCAGTTTTGCCAAGTTTTCGGCCAGTCGAGCTTGCAGGCTTCGCGTCCCGGCTTGGCTTGCCAGTAGCGGATGAAGCATTCGCATTCGTCCAGGGCGTCGTGACGGCCCCAACCACGCTTTTTCATCGCCCACTCGACCCAATCCTCGGGCGGTTCAAAGTCGTTCGCCAGTCGAGTTCCGCGTTTCGATTTTGACTGTGCGGCTAATACTGGTTCGCTTTCGTTAGAAAGCGGACGGGGGTTTGATATATATTCTTTAGGGGGTGGCGTTACGTCACGTGTTACGTCATTTGTTGCGTCACTCGTTACGTTACTTGTTACGTCACGCGCCTTGCGTTCTCGGTATCTGGCTTGACGAACAGCCGATGCTGAACGCGGTTTTTCCGACGCCTCAAGCGCACGGGCGACCTCTAGTAGATCGTCGCCAGTAAGGCCCTTCGCTAACAGGATTTCGATTGCGGCTGAGTTGAGGCTCATTCACCGCCTCCGAGCAATAGGCAGTCAATGAGATCGCTAAGCGAACCCTCGTCGCGGAACCACTCACCCTCAGCCCTCAGCGACTTAAACGCGGCGTGAAGAGACCGCTCTTTCCGCTGATCACCAGGCATATCAGCCAAAAGAAGGAGCTTGTGCGGGCATCCAGTTTGAAGCTGTTTGAGCCTTCGTGAAGGAGAAAGCTTGCTCCACCCTATTTTGATGAAAGAGGTTTCTTCCGCGCGGATGAAATATATTCTGCCGACTGGGTTACATCGCGTGGCGCGGACGCCCCTATTTGGTGGTTTACGACCATCCCACGGTGCAGGATGGCGTTCCGCGTGGCACGAAAGCCGCTCTCCGCGCCTTCCCCGACAAGGACTATTTGGAGCCGCTCCGCACTTGGGGCACTCTCTTGCCATGGCCGTAGCGCGGCTCATTGCGCCGCCCATTCGCGATAGAGATTCTGGAACCGGCGCTTGGCTATCTCCAACGCGCGCTGATGCACTTCATCAGCAAGCAGGATTGGGCTATCCACCTCGGTGATAAGCAATGCTCGGTAAGTCGCCCAGGCAAGCTCTACGTCGTCCTGAGTGACTGTCTTGGCGAGCGTGAGAACCGCGCTCATTTTCGACCACCCAAGAGCTTTTCCAGTAGTTCAAGCTCTTCTTCACGATGCTTTTCGAGAACGTCTCCGTGAGCCTCTTCAAGCCACCGCTGGAGAATGGCAAACCTGACCCTGCAAGCGTGCGGAGTTCGCCCGACTTCGCGTGCTATGCCGCGCCAATGAAGCCCGTGCGTTCGGCGACGGTAGATCGTCTGATCTTCCTCTCGCGTGAATCTCTGGTAGCGTTGGGGGGCGTTCACTTGGCCTGCCACCCATATCTGGCGCAGACCTTCTGCCATGCCCTTTGAACAGCCTTGTAGCTTATCCCTAGACACTCAGCGCATTGTGATGGTGTTCCACCATAGGCTGCCATCCATTCGGATACCTGGTCTTGACGGGGGGTCATCGCCATTCCCACTGCGCCAGCGTCTCAGTCGCATCGGCAATCGATCGAACGACCGCATAGGGAATGTGCCAGACGCTCTCGCACAGATCGGCAAATGCCTTCTGTGACGCCTCCAGCCTTCCGCCTTCGCGCTTGATCTCGAAGAAGCCGACACGGCGCACAAAGCGGCGGTCCAGCAACAGAAGGTCCGCAGCGCCAGGCATTAACCCGGTGGCCTTGAGCTTTGCCATCTGACGGCAACGAGATACCTTATCGCCCGCAAGGACAGCGCCGTTGGGAATTGCTAGGCTGTCAATGCCGAGAAGCGATAAGTAGGCTCGCACGTCTTTTTGAATGGCGGCTTCGGATTGGTGGGCCATTATGCTGCCTGCCTTTCGGTAAGCAGTGGTCCCCATTTGTCAGCAAAGGCTTCAGCCATTCCTAGATAGAACCGCGACCGTTCGTGTCCGCGATCTTCCGATGGCGACATGTAGAAAATGCGCTCCCGCTCACTCTTGGGGAGCAACATCATCTCTTCGTAAACGTTGTTCGTTGGTGAGATGCGAGGCAGCCCCCACAGCGCCAGTCCGGTCTTTTTCTGCTCCGGATGTCCGTGCTGCCACGGCTGAAT